TGGATTCATCCTCATCACGCCCATACTACTGTGCGTTTGCAAGTTGCCTTGCGGATGAAGAGCCATTGCTCTTTCTATTAGTATGGTTTAGATGTGATGATTTGTAAACTAAGTATACACCTACTATTCTAAAACTACCAGTACGCTTGTGGAAAACTATTTAACGTTTCGTTGATAGCATCAAAACGTTCTAATACTTATCCACATAGCAGATTTGTTAGTGTTTATAGGGGTTGTAGGGGGGTTGTAAAATAACCTTGCGTATAGTATGATTTAGACATAAGCAAATAACAAAGGAGATAATTATATGGACAAAATATTAAATAACTTGGCACTCATACAATTAAATGAATATGCAAAAAGAAACAATATTGATATATCAGGAACACATATTGTAAAAAATGGTAGAGGTTTCAAGTATAGCTTATGTAATGAAACAGGATTAACAATTATAACAATTTGTTTCCACAAATCAAGTGTACCAACATTTCAAATTTAACTAACTAATTATAAAAATATGAATAGAGAAATAAAATTTAGGGCTTGGTCAAATTTAGAAAAAAAGATGATACAAAATCCTCCATTACGATATAGTTATGGTAAATGGATTATTGAATATGCTGATACTATAATGACAGATATTATTCTCTCACAATTCACTGGCTTACTTGATAAGAATGGTAAGGAGATATACGATGGAGATATTGTTAAAGTTGGAGAAGAAAATATAATAGTAACTTTTGAAGATGGTTGTTTTTCTCTTATTGGAACAGAACATTCTGGTATACTTTTTGATTATGATTATATTGTAAAAATCGGCAACATTTACGAGAATCCAGAATTAATAAAATAAATAATATGAAAACACTACAAACATTTGAAGATTATCTAGGAAAACAACTGGGCTTTGTATCTCATCGTTAATTAGTTATACTATAATAATAACATTATCATTAAATTTGTTAATAGATATATGGAAAAAGAAAAAAATATTCACGCTTCTGCTTTAGCCAAAATTAGACATCAGAAAACACCTAGAACACCACAAGAAATAGCAAAGATGTCTAAAGCTGGTGTAGACGCTAGGAAGAAAAAAAGAGAGCTTGAAAAATAGCTCTTTTTAGTTTTCCACAAACTTTTTAGAAACTGTATTTGACTAAAAAATCTATTCTTGTTACTATATATTTATATGGAGAAGGCAAACAATAACAATTTTGCCCAGAAGCACTAACGCAATTTTAATATTGTCGTTTTTTTATTCACAAACTGTCATCTGACTATCCTTAAAAATCTTCTACCTGACAATAAGGACAACTACAGATGTAGAGGTTGAAGCCATACATACCTCAAAATATGACCTAGCATAGTGCAGACGCACCGATCTAGCGGGTAGCTATGGGTAGGACAGCAGAAATGCAAAACCTTTGGCAAGTTGTCTACCCATAGAGATTTTAAATATATGGAATTTACAAAAGCAAGAATGCAATTTGGTAGAACTTATTTGACTAGAAAAGATTGGCGGAATAGAATATGGCCAGCAGGATGTAATGTTAGAAAGCATAAAATATTTGCTAGTCGTAAAGTAAGAAGAACAAAAGGAATATTCAATGGTGGAGCATTTAAAAAATTATATAGTCGTTATCTAATAAATGATTTCTAAATATATGTTCAAATGTCCAGTATGTAAAGTAAGATACAGCGCAGAAAAAGAAACCTACCTCTGTAAACACTGTTATAAAAAAGCCCTAAGAGAACAACAAGAGATTAACAGAGAAACTCAAGAGTTAAGAGCAGAAGAACAAATATATGATAAACAATATGTTAGATGAAGACTTTTATTTATTAATAACTAACAGTACTTAATATGGATTTAAAGAACATCGTAAATTTATCAAAGAAGAACAATCAAGCAGACTTTCAAAAGAGAGTAGACGAAGCAGATTTACTAATAGCTCCTATTCTAAAGAAGTATAAGATAGAACAAGTAGCACAACTTAGTGTTAGTCCTAACGCAATAGAGCCTGTATTAGCTTATAGAGATTTAACTAAAAAAGATGAGCAAGACAACGAACAAACCAAAGAGGGTAACAAACAACAATCCGAATAAGGTAAATCAATATACTGCTCCTGACCCTAGACAAGCTTTATACCTCAAAAAGTATTTAGACCCTAAATCAGATACCTTTAGCAATTCTTATAAGAGTGCTTTAGCAGTAGGGTATTCAAATGAATATTCTTTAAGCTTAATAAAAGAACTTCCTGCTTGGCTATCTAAAAATCTCCAAAAGAGCAACTTCCTGAATAAAGCCGAGAAGAATCTAGACGATGTACTAGATTTAGAAACTCAAGAACCTGTAGTTACAATGGCTGGAATTTTAAAAGATAAAGACGGGCAAGTTGTTACTAAACAGAACTCTAACTTATTAAGAACTAAAGTAGATGTTTCTAAGTTTGTTGCAGAAAGAATTGGTAAAGCTACTTGGGATAATAGAGAAGTTATTGTACCTACTAAACAAGTTTTCCTTACCTTTGTTAACAAACCTCAATTTATTACTGCCGTTAAAGGCTTTGAAGATAGTATTAAAGAAATGATTCAAGATGATAAAGAGATTGAAGAAACTCCGCAAGTTGTGGACGTTAACTAAAGAACAAAAGCCAAGTGATAAAGTAATTGATTTATCTTTAAACCAAGGAAAAGGTGAGTTTTTAAGTGAGTTTGACGAAGAAGAATATCACGAACATATTAAGTTAGATGAATTAGGTTGGCGACCTTTCTACGACAAGATTAAGAATATATTAAAATGAATACTGATAATCTAAGCAAAAGAGTTGATAGCAATTTAGCTCAACTAGAATTAGATAGACAAAACACTAAACAATCTCAAGCATTACAAAAAGAGATTAACGAAGCTCCTCTAGTAGCTCCTAACGATTTCTGGTGTGATAAGTGTAAGATTGATTTTGTTAATAAAGGAATTAAGATAGTAATAAACTCTTTCAAAGAACCAATAGCTAAATACGATACTAAGTGTGCTTGTGGTAAGATTTGTAGAAGATATATAACTGATAAACTATTAGACCCTTACTGGAATCAATCAAAGAAAGTTAAACGAGAACGAATAAGAGAACGAGTTGCCTTGTTACAACCTCACGAATACGGATTTAAGACTCATTACGGAGATATAAATAAGAGTAAGAATAAAGACCGAGAGGATAGTGAACGTGATGAACACGAAGCCACTCATCAAATACATAAATATTTTAAAGATTAAATGGATGTTTCAAAATACTCAATACTCTACTGGATTAAGAAATACAAACTAAGAACAGAAAAAGGCGACGTACTAGAGTGGAAAGACCGTTTGTTTTTACTTGATATATTATCAGACTGGAATCCTAATATTGTAGTAAAGAAGTGTGCTCAAATTGGTGGCTCTATTATATTTAATCTAAAGGTCTTGTTCTCAATCAAGACTTTTGGTTGGAATATAATATATACTTTCCCTACTGATGACGATACAAGAGAGTTTGTAAGCTCAAAGACTAACAAGTTATTACAAGCAAACCCACAAGTATTTAGTGGTTTACCAACTGACAACATAGAACGTAAAGAGATTAACGGACGCTTCTTATTCTTTAAAGGAACTGTATCAAAGACTGCGGCGATTATGACTTCGGCTGACGTATTAGTTCACGACGAAGCAGATAGAAGCGACCAGAAGATGTTAGAAACGTATAAGAGTCGTACCAAAGCAAGCGATTATAAAGGTCGTTGGATATTCTCAAACCCTACTACCGAGAAAGGAGTAGTAGACAATCAATGGCAGAAGTCCGATAAGAAAGAATGGTGTATTACTTGCCCTAGCTGTCAATTAGAACAATACCTACAGTTCCCTGACAATCTAGATATGGAGAAAGAGATGTATATCTGTTCTAGTTGTAAGGGAGAGATTACAGATGATAACAGAAGAAAAGGGCGTTGGGTAGCACAAAATGAAGGAGCTGAAGTATCTGGCTATCACATATCATTACTAATGGCTCCTTGGATTAAAGCTAAAGAGATTATAGAAGATTCCAAGGGAGACCAAGAATACTTTTACAACTTTGTATTAGGAGAGCCATACAACCCTGGTGATTTGAGTGTATCAAGAAAGACTATCTTAGACGTTTGGACACCTAAAAACCTAGTAACTCAAGACTACTACTTAGGAATAGACGTAGGTAATATATGTCATTACGTCTTAGGAAGTGAGAAAGGTATAATAAAGATAGGTAAGTTTAGTGATAGAAGCTTTGTAGACAAGCTAATGAAGCAATACAAACCAACTCTAGTAATAGACGCAATGCCTGATACTAACTTATCTCGTTACTGTGTAGATACGTTCAGAGGGGCTTATATGAGCTACTTTAAAGAGAATAGCGATAACCCTAGAACCTTAGTGTGGTGGGGCAAGGGAAATGAAGAGAATGACAAAAAGGGGATAGTTTACTCCAATCGCAATAGAATGCTTGACCAGCTTATTGAGAAGATTCTAGTCGCTGAAGTCTTGTTTGGAGTACCAACTGATAATGAGTTTAGAGAGTTTATAAAACACTGGGAGACGCTAAGAAGAATCAAGGTAGTAAGCAATAGAGGAATTGAAAGTTATGAGTGGGATTCTACAACAGGAGTTGACCATTACTGCTTTGCTACTCTATACTGGTACTTAGCAACTCTAGGTAAAGCAAGTGGCTCGTTACTATTAACTGATGATGAGCCTGTTGAATCAATTAAACAAGTTGAACACGGTGTATTTGTTAATAACTTAAAAGAAATGTTAGAAGAAAGAGAATACGAATTATGAATATAATAGATTTAGAAGATAAAGATTTATGTAAGCTTATAGACAACAGGTGGAAGTCATCTGATAGTGTTTGGGAAATAGTAAAAAAGAGTATGGAAAGCAACTCTAAACACTATGACTCTTATGTAACGGGTGAGCTTGCACCTGACTATATTAGACGTACTCCTGTTAAGAGGAATAAGGTACGTTCTAATCGTATCTTTACTAACGTGGAAGCTGTTATTAATACTTTAATATCTAATCTACCTAAATTAAATCTAATACCAACTCGTGAAACTCCAGAAGCTAAAGAGTTAGCTATAAAACAAGAAGGATATTTTAATAAGAAATACGACGATAGAAACTTTAAAGAAATAATGAGAAAAGGTTTAAGAAACCTATACTTATCACGCCTTATTGTATTAAAGCCGTTCTGGAACGCTAAGATAAACGACTTTGACGCTATATCAGTAGACCCTCGCAAAGTAAGGTTTGCTAAGAACTCTACCAAAGAAGTAGAATCAGAGTTTGCTATCGAAGAGATAGAGGATAGTATTGCTAATGTTATAAAGAAATTCCCTAAGAAAGAGAAAGCGATACTAGCTAAGGCTGGTATAACCGAAGATAATAAGAGCGAGTTATTGATAAGCAATCCTAAGATTAAGTACAAAGAAGCGTGGGTAAAAGACTCTCTAATTGTTAAGTATGACGAGATTATAATGTCTAAAGGTAAGAATCCGTACTGGGATTGGGACGGAGTACAGATAACCGAAGACCAAGGACAAGAGCTAAGGTCTGATGACGGCGACCAAAAGAAGATTCTAGACCAAGCCACTCCAACACCTACAGAAGAGAAACTACCTTTAAGAGAGGGAGCAGAAGAGCAACAAACAAAAGAAGCATACTTTTATAATCACTTTGATGAAGTTAGAAAGCCTTACATATTCGCTACGGTTCTTAATAACGAAAATACTCCAGTTGGTAGGACTGACTTCATAAGCCAAGCCGCACCATTACAAGAATCACTAGACAGAAGAAAAAGACAAATAGACGATAACGCTCAAATGGTTAACGGAATCACTAAAGTCAATTCTGAAACAATGGACAAAGCTGATGCACAGAAACTAAGATATGAAACAGAAGGTATTATTTGGGGTAAAGGTGTTGTAACAGGAGTACAAAGAGAAACAGGCAACGCTCTACCGAACTTTGTATTTGAAGATATGCAAGACTCTCGTAACGAGATTGATACTATAATGGCGGCAACTTCTGCCTTTAAAGGAGAGAGAGAGGGACAAGAAACAAAAGCAGGTAGACTTGCTCTAGTAAGTCAATCTTTCTTACGACTCAATGAGTTAGTACAAGTAACGGATTATATAAACTACGAATTATTGAATTGGATGTACCATTTAGCTAAATTAAGATATACTGAAACACATTATGCTAAAACAATGGGTAGTGATAATGCCGTAAACATAATTGAGATAACAAGAAACGACTTACAAGACGGTACTGAACTAAAAGTAATAGCAGGCAAGACGTTACCCGAAGACAATCAATTTAAATACCAACAAGCACAAGAAGATATAGCAAAGGGGATTATATCTCCAGTTGACTACTTTACAATTACTAAACACGATAACCCTCAAGAGATAGCTAAGAATGCAGAGTTATACAAGATTAACCCTGTTAAAGCAAGTGGGGTATCAGATGAAGAACTACAAGAGATACTACCTCCACAACAAAAAGAAGAAGAAAAACCACCGTCTATATCTATATCTTACTCGGAGTTAACACCTGATTTAAAAGCTCAAGCGGCGACTAAGGCAGGCTTAGAACCAAGCGAAGAAATACTATTTGCCGAAGAATTACAAAACAAGAGAAACGAAGAAATAGATAGAGTGGCAAAGAATAAGCCAAAAGAAGCTAAAGAAACAAAACAACCTAAAGTTTAAAATTTAATCGCACCAAGTTGTCGTAAGGCAGTCGCAAGACTAAGCCAAACGAGGACAGTGCCAATAATATGGATGAAGTAGAAGAAGTTGTACCTCCAAGCAGTGAGCCTGCACCAGCAGAAGCACCAAGCGAAGAGCCAACAGAACCCGTAGAACCAGCGGAGCCAGTAGAAGAAAATAAAGAAGTAATTGAACCTGTAGAACCTACAGAACCAGTTGCTCCGTCAGAGCCATCTCTATATGAGCTACCAGACGGAAGAAAAGTAACAGGAGACGTTCTTACAAAAGAATGGAAAGAGAATTTTCTACCTGATTACACGCAAAAGTCTCAAAAACTTGCGGCAATAGAGAAACCTAATCAACCAAGCGAGCAAGAACCAGCGTGGAAAAACCCAGAATGGGTACCTCAAAGTGGAGCAGAACTACTTAATGCAGCCGAAGAAAAGATAAGAGAAAGTCTTGATTCAGACGCACAAAAGAAAGTAGCACTCCAAGAGCAAGTAGGCACTTATGTTGAGAGTCAAATAGAAGAAATTAAAAAGATTGACCCTAAAGTAGACCAGAATCTTATCTTCCAAGAGGCTAACAAGATTAAAACTAATGACTTAATGGCGGCTTATAAGAATATTAAAAGTCGTGAAAGTCTAGTTAAAACAACAGAAGAGAGAGTGCTTAAAGATGCTAAGCTTAGAGGAGATGACCCTATTACTGTTAATAAAGATAATAGTAACAATAGCGGAGAGATTGAATATAACCCTAATGAATCCGCACAGGAATATCTTGCTCGTATAAAGCAATAATTATGCAATTTTCAACAGCGGTTACAACAACCACCAGAGAAAAGCTTGTGCCAAAAGTCTTTGACACAATTACAAAAGGAACTCCAGGGCTAATGCTATTCTTACGCAATCCAGCACCTTGGAAATCAGGAACAGAGTATGATGTAATTTATAAATACGCAGACTCCACAAACGGTGGAAACACTGGTATTGCTGATACTCTAGATACAGATAGAGAAGATGTACGTGTTAAAGGTCTCTTTTATCCAAAAACAGCTTACAAGCCAGTAGTTGTTGCGGATATAGAAACCGAACTTAACAAGGGAGATGAAAGAATAGTCGACTTGTTAACAACCGAGTTTGATTCACAAGCTCAAAGTTTAATTCAATTAATGTCCGCAAACTTATATAGTGGAACAGGAGTAGGTAATTCTTGGGATAGTCTAGACAATGCGGCAGATGATTCAACTAATTACGCTACTTACGCAACTCTAGCAAGAGCAACTTATACAACTCTAAAAGGTTATTACCTTGCTTCTGCTGGTGCTTTGACATTAGCTAAAATGGCTACTGGTTATGATTCTGTAGCTATCGGAATGGATAATCCAACTGATATAATCACTACAAAGCCTCTATGGTCATCTTACGAAGCTTTACTAACTCCTACTGTACGTTCTAATTACGCTGTTAACGGTAATCCAAGAGTAGATGCATTTGGTATCGTAACAGGCGGAGAAGGCGGAGGTGGTAATATTGGATTTGAAACTCTAGCTTATAGAGGAACTCCAGTAATTAAAGATGAACAAGTAGCGTCTGGTAGAATGTACTTTGTAAATCGTAACTTCTTTGGATTCAAGGGAATTTCAAGAACAGGTGAAGGTTACCAAACAGTAAACTTCAAGAAGAATAACGATGGAGTACCTATGGGTGTAGTAGGTCGTGTTAAATCAACTCTAGGATTTAACTTTAGAGATATGATGTCTCCAACTAATCAGTTGGCTCAAGTAGGTATTATTCTATATGACGGAAACTTCATATCAGAAAACCCAAGACTTCAAGGGCAAATTCGTGGTTTGTCATAGAATAGGGTTTTTGTCAAGTGGGTGTTAGCTACCGTAAGTGGAATAAAAGGTTAAGTCTTTTATTCCAGCCCATTAAAATAATTAACTTAACTAATTATGCTCACTTAGAAAATTTAATGCTTTTTCCTGATAATGGAAAACACACTTCGTTTCACTTACAAGACTTTGTTAATTAACCGCCCTTTACTGATTCATTAAATCAAGAGGGTTATTGAAAGGAAAATTATGTCAGAATTAAACTTAGCCCAATATATTCCAGCTTTAAAGTATACAGAGAGAGAAGAACAAAGTTGGACTGCAAATGGGAATACAGATACGGTAACAGATGGTAAAGTAGAAAGTTCAAGTATTATCGTTCTAATGTGGACTTCAGCACCAGCAACAACTTATTATATTACTCCAGCGTCGGGGAGTTTTGTAATAACGGCGGCAGATTCGATAGATTCAGGAGCAACATTCAAATATTTAATATTCTAATATGAACAAGAACACAATAACAAAACTATCAATTAGTGCAGTAATAGGATTACTATTGGTTGTTGGTTTTACCCAAGTTAAAGCACAATCGGCTGGATTTTGGGACGCTGTAGCACAGCAAGCAGGGCAAGTATTAGGTAATCGTATTGAACTACCTACTATATCGCCCGTAGACGATTTTAGTATAGGCTCGGCTGGCGATACAGAAAGTACTTCAAAGATATCTCAAATACAATTTAGTGGGTCAGGATTGACAGCTAATAATGGGCCAACTGTTGCTTCCACAACTGTCTTTAGTCTATATAATAGTTCTTCTCGTGATAGAGTAATAGAAAGTATTACTTTAGTTACGCAAGATTTTGATGACTATCAAGCATCAAGTACTATTGCTAGATTATTTTTACAGGCGGCAACATCAACAGACCCTACATTTAAGTTAAGTAGTACTAATTACTTATGGAATGATACTGTAGGTACTTCTTCTGCTTTTAGCTATGTAGCTTCATCTACTCCTGGAATTATAGCGGCGACTACTTCTAATAGAATCTGGGGTGCTGGAACTTATATAGTAGGTTCAATGAATGATATTGCTACTTCTACGGGTACGGGATTCTTTAGAGTAAATTACTCTAACATTAATTAACAATGTGGCGATGCCACAGAAAGAGCTATTAGGCTAAGAACTTAATAGCTGAAAAAATATGAAACAGATTACATTTCAAAGCGTATATAATTCTATTACCACACCTGGAGTATTCAAAATAGGCGAAAGAGCAATGACTCCTGATGGTAGAGAATGGGTATACGTTAAAGCTCAAAGTGCAGTTACAGCAGGTACAGCAGTTGTACCAGACGCAGTTACAGCAGTAGATACAGTATCTTCTTCTGCTGATTCGTTAGGTAGAGTAGTATTTATTACCAAGGCTTCAGCAGGTTGGACAGTAGGTCAATTTGAAGATGCTATTGGTTATATAGATGCTGGTACTGGAGTTGGACAAGCTTTCAAGATTAAAACTAATACAGTAGATACTCTTGAATTATATCCAGAGTCTGCTCTAACGACAGACCTTGCGGTAGCTGATTCTGATTTAACTATTCGCACAATGTCGTATGTAGATATGGCGGCGGTTACTGATGATATTCAATCTTGTGTTGGTATAGCTCAAATCGCTATTGCGGCGGCTTCTTACGCTTGGGTACTAACAAACGGTGATGGAGTTGTATACGCAGGAGAAGCATTAACCGTAGGTGCTGGATTCAAAACTGGTGATAATACAATCGGTTATGTACAGAAGTGTGTTACAGCCGAGGGTGATTATGATGCACAAACACTTGGCTTCTGCCTAGTGGCTAATGCGTCAGCAGATACTCCTGCTTTAGTTAGAGTCAACATTCGCTAATATTAAAATATTGTCTTTGCCCCAATAGGGGCAAGACACAGTATTTTATCAAATTATCAAATAACGTATAAATATATGGAAAATGATGGAAGAGTGGTCGATGTTACTAACATCAGCCAAGAAGATTTTACCCACGCTTACGGTGGAACGCCTTTTACAATCAAAGCAGGTCAAACAGTTACTTATCCTTTTGGATTAGGAGAGCATTTAGCTAGACATTTAGCTAGACGAATCCTATTACAAGGCGATACAAGTGCAACATCTTACGATGCAAAGAATCCAGACAAAGCTGGAGGTAGAGGAGTACCAATCATAAACGAAACAAACGAAAGAGAAGTAATGACTAGTATTCTAAGTGGACAAGCTACAGTAGAAACTGTACAGCCTAAGTCCGAAGTTGAGATGTTAAAGGCTCAAATTGAAGATTTGAACAAGTTTAGACAGTCAATAGAACAAGAGAACAAGCCTAAAGGCAAAAAAGAAGATGTAGAAAAACCCAAAGAAAAGGCTATAGAGTCAGCAGGAGATAAACCAGTTTTATACAGCGATAAGGCTGATGTTATTAAAGAACTAAAGAAACGTAAACTTGAGTTTAATCCTAAGCTTGGTAAAGATAAGTTAGAAGAATTATTGAAATAGTATGGCATCAGACTTTCCGTTAAAGAAAAAGGCGGCTGATTTAAATGTATTAGCGGCGGAAGCTCAACACGCTGTAAATCAGTCAGGTAAAAAAGAAAAGCTTAAAAAGCCTAAAGTATTTTCTGACGAGAAAGGAAAGTTAATCAATACAATAGGTGAGTTAGAAGCGGAGATTAAAGTATTAAAAGAAGTTCATATCCCACCGACTGCTGTATTATCACCGACCGAGTTTGAGCTTAAACAAAGTCTTGTTGAATTAAGTCTTGAGATTAACACAACTCGGAACACTCTTAACGAATTAAAAGAAAACAAGTCGGAGTTTATAGAGAAACAGAAAGCTAAGACGCTATACGAAATACAGACTGTACACGAAAAGAGTAGAGAGTATTTATCCGAATCTACTAAGAATCTTGATGAGATAGTTAAGTTTATTAATGATGTTAAAGAGATACGAGAGTCTACCGAGTTACTAATGAAAGACCATAAAGAAGATGTTACGGAGTTTAGTAGCTTGTCTTTAAAGGTATCAAAAGAGATTCAAGAAAACTTAGTGATTCTCAATACAAAATCAGATGAGATAATGAAGCAAAGAAAAGAAATAGTATCGCAAAAGAAATTCATTAGTAAAGAAAAGATACAGATTGAGAATGAGAAGAAGTTAATTGAATCTAGACAACAATCCTTAAAAATAGCTTATGAAACATTAAAGAAAAAAAAGTATGGCAGATGAAATAATTTCAAGAGATGATAATCGTAATCCAGTATTAGCAGGAATAACAAACGATGCTAATGAAGATATAGTTCAGTTGCGTATTGATGCGACATCTGGAAGATTGTTAGTGTCTTTGCCTGTGAGTGCCGCTCAAACTTGGACTGCAACAGGTAACACCGACACAGTAACCGATGCTGCCATAACGGCTACTTCGGTTATCTTAATTATGTGGACTGGTGCAGTAGGAAGTCACTACTATATAACTCCAGGTGCTGGAAGTTTTACTATAACAGCTCAAGACGTTGTAGACTCTGGCACAAGCTTTAAATATGTAATTATAGGATAAATATGTCTAATGCAAAACGAGACCAAAATAGAGTAACTATTGCTATGGGTGTTTCTAATACTGACGGGATAACTCCGTTACCTTTTAAAGTAGACCCTGTAACAGGGTATTTATTGTGTAAGATAGAAGATACAACTGCCGAGGGTGCAGTTACAGCGGTAAATCTTTCTAAACGTGATGCTAATAGAGTTCCAAGTGGCTTAGGAGTAAGCAATGCTGACGGAACAACAATAATGGCTTTACGAACTACTGGTGGCTATTTAAGTATTAAATCTGATTAAGTTATGGCTGACGAAATTATATCAAGGGATGATAATCGAGTAACCGTAATAGCTGGGGTTACAGATGATGCTTCTGAAGATATTGTACAATTACGAATAGACCCAACTACAGGAAGACTTTTAGTATCTATATCTGGTGCATCTTCGGCTGTTGAAGAAATAGTTGGAACAATAGATGGGGCTAATAAAACTTTTACACTTACAAACTCGCCAGACCCTGCAACTTCTCTTTGGCTTAATGTAAACGGCTCTGTATGGGAAGAAGTTAAAGGAGATTTTGTTTTAACAGCAAATTCAATAGAGTTTACAAACGCTTTACCAGCAGATTTTGATGTTCCTATCGCTCACTACAGATATTAATTATAGACATTAAATATATATGAAAAAAATATCACTAACTTTTATCGCATTATTCATTTTACTTATACCACAAGTGATACACGCTTCTTTTTATACCGATATTGCAAGAGAAGCAGGTATTGTTTTAGCAGATAGATTACAAGGCGGTCAAAGCGTACTTTTAGGTGCAACTTACACAAGAATATCACAAGGTGGTACTAGCACGACCGTTGCTCCGACTTTAGGAGTAGTAATGACAGGTAATTCTAGCGGTGGTTGGGACTATACGGCTACTTCTACTTTAAATATAACGGCAGTAGATTTAGATTGTACAGACTGTCTTAATGAAACACAGATTGAGGATATATATTTATTAAACAACGCAGACGATATAACAACAGGTCAACTTACTGCTGCTAATTTTGTAGGTTCGGATGCCACAGCAACCTCAACTTTCGCTGCTGGTTTTACAGTACAAACAAGTGCTTTAGTAGTACAGGATGATAGTGGGTTTGTGGGAATTGGGACAACCACTCCTGGTTCTCTATTATCAGTAGGCGATACAGCAGGTATAAACTTCTCAACTGGAACTTCTACATTTTCTAGTGCAGGTGGAATTGATTTACAAGGTGGCTGTTTTGCTGTAAATGGAACTTGTGTAGGTGGTGGTGGACACGATTTAGTAACCCTAGCAGGCGAGGACTTTCTAACCTTATCAGGACAAGAAATAACCGCAGTAGCTATCAATCCAGATAACTTAGCTTCGGCAGACTTTGGCGAGTTTACTTGTAACGGAACTACTTGTGTTTTGGAAGCAACTAATACAACTTTAACTACCCTAGCAAACGTAGTAGAAGTGGGAGCTTTAAATGCTGGTTCTATAACATCAGGATTTACTTCTATTGATTTAGGAGCAGGTACTTTTGATACTACAGGAGCAGTAGGAGCAGGAAGTCTTACAGTAACAGGCGAAACCAGTTTAACAGCCGCAACTTCTACAACTTTTGGTATTACAAGTTTAGCTACAGCCGCAGGTGCTTTCTTGGCAGTAGATACTGCTGGTGATGTTATAGCTACTACAACACCTAGTGGAGCAGACCAGACCCCTTGGACTTCAAATATAGACGCAGCAACTTATGATTTAACAAATACAGGACAAATAGGCGTGGCTTCATCTACACCTTGGGGACACCTATCAGTAACAGGAGCAGGAACACTTCCTAGTTTTGTAGTAGAAGATGAAGCAAACAATACTGACTTCATAGTTACTGGAGCAGGATTAGTCGGAATAGGGACACTTGCTCCTGCTGGTATGTTAGATGTTGCTCTTGCTGTTGATTCTCCTAGTATTTATTTTGATGGGTATGAAGCAGGTAGTACACAACCACTTCTTTATTTTAGAAAATCAAATAGTGATACTCTTGGTACATTAACTGAAACTGAGGCTAGTGATTTTTTTGGTCAAATAAATTTCCAAGGCGTTGATTCTGGTAGTGCATTTGATTTTGGTGCTATTATTCGTGCTAAACAAGATGGTTCTGCTGGAGATACTCTTCCTACTAATTTAATTTTTGAGACTTATTCAGATACTGCTATAAATAGTAATCAGTTAGTTTTACATAATGATGGCAATATAGGTATAGGTACTACAACTCCATCTAATCTATTCTCTGTACACGGTTCAGGATATATCTCAAGTGATTTATTTGTAGGTGGAGCAGTAACCGCAACCTCAACAGTAGATTTTGGTGGAGCAACTTCACTTGAAATACCTAACGGAGCATCCCCAACAGTAGATGCTCAAGGCGAAACTGCTTATGACGAAACAGCAGGTCAATTACTTGTTTATGGCAATGGCAAAACAAATGTATTTACATCAACATCAACAATAGAAAAAACAGTTAATGTACCAACCGATTTAACTGGATTAGATTATCCACTAACTAAATTTATACAAGCAGGAACGATTAAAAAGATATTCTGTATTACAGACCCTACAGATGTAACAGGACAAGACCAAGATATAGAAATATACGAAGCAAGCTCAACAGGTGGCTCAACTACGACAGTAGATGCAATTATAACTTGTGATGCAGACGGAGCAGAAGATGACGGAACTCTAGCTAACCCTAGTATAGACGCTAATGACTGGTTAGGAATTCATTTTGGTACAGCGTCAGGGACACCACCAATGCTTACCTTTGTTATTAAATATACAGAAGATAGAAAATAATATGAAAAAAGTATTAACAATTATATTATTTATTTCATTCATTATTATATTTGTAATTGTTATTATTAAAGCAGATGAAGAACCTAAACTTGGTACTGATTTAGAAACTAATCCAATAGAGATACAAACAGTTGTAGAAAAAATAAAGAATAAAACAGTAAAAGAAAAAGCAACCATAAAAGGACAAGAGATTGCAAAAATAGATAAAGTTGCAAAAACAACTCGTACTAAATACGATATTGAAATTGTATCTTTTAAAGCAATAGAGGGAGGTGTAGAAGTGTTTGCAAGGGCTTGGGATAAAGACGGACAGATTGGATTCGGTAAAGACGGCACAGTTGATATAGAAAGATTTGTTATTATCAATCCACCTATTTTAGTACCTGACGAAAATGGAGATATTATAAGAGAGTGGACAGAAAGAAATTCTTTTACTAAAGAAATGGAAAATAAAACTGCTAAATATAGAGAAGATTTAAACGAAGCTGTTTTACAAGTTATAGAACAGACAATCAGCGTTAAAAAAGAAATTTTTGATGACAGTAAAATTGTAACTGGAAAGACAGGAAACACAACCTCTATTTTTTATCCAGCCGCAGGTGCTAATAGCCCAGTTGATGGTTCTGCTGAAGCAAATTATGATGTTGCTGGTCCTACTTGGGCTGATGTTAGAGATGGAACTGGAGATGCTAGTAGTGCTACCGCAACAAATATTTCTGTATTAGTTGGTGAATCTGGTGGAGCAGTAGGATATTATATAAGACGACTTATCTTTTTATTTGACACATCTACAATAGACTCTGATACAATTAGCAGTGCTACATTAAGTTTATATGCTACCGTTAAATATGTTGGTGATGATGATGCACAAGCGTATGTTAATATTTATTCTTCAAACCCTACTACTGATTCAAATATT